ATAAGTGCCGAGCGCGTTAAGCCAGCCTGGATCGGTCTTCTGCGTCGTGCTGCTGCCGCCCGTTCCCGTCGTGGTCGTGCCGTAGGGCACCGCGCCAACGGAGGCCAGCAGCGTGTCCAGGTTCTGATACGGTTGATTATACGCGGCCGCCCAGTTGGCCATCTGTTCGTCGACGATCTGCTGCTCATGCCCTTGCTGCGCCGCGCCGGAGGCTTGCAACGCGCCGGCCTGCTGCTGGTCGAGGTTGGCCTGGGTGACCGCCTGCCCCGGCAGTTGCTGTCCCGCCAACAGGCCCGCTTGCAAATTTTGGTTGGCAGTCCCTTGCCCCACGCCGAGGCCCTGGCCGTAGGCCTGCCCGCCCAGGCTGGCCAGTTGTCCCGCCGCCCCGTAGCCCTGCTGCGCGGCCAGGGCAGCCGCGTTGTAGCCTTGCTGACCCAGCAATGCCCCTGCGTTGTAGCCCTGCTGGGAAGCGTTGTTGGCCAGATTGTAGGCGGGCGTCAGGGCCTGGCCCCACCCCGTGTTGAGCATGTTGCCGATGTATTGCTGGGTGCCGAGGGCGGTCTGCGCGTCGGCCACGCCAGACTCCACGCCCTGCCGCGAACCGCCAAAGGCGCCAACCTGGTTGGCCTTGGCCGAGATCCCCTGCTGCGCCAGGGCAAGTTGCTGTTGCCCCGCCCGCAACGCCGGGTCGATGACCTGTTGGGTATAGGGCGACATCAGCGCGGTGGCGTTGGCGCCGACCTGGGCGGCGGTAGCCGGCCCGGCGCCCGCGAGATACGAGCCGAGCAGCCCCTGGGTATTCGCCTGCGCGGCGTTCAACCCTTGCTGGGTCTGGCCCTGCGCCCAGTTGAATTGCTGCTGTGCCTGACCGCCGGCGAGGGCGTTGTAGTTACCGTAGAGTGACTGGCTGAGCTGGTTGATCTCGTCGCCGGTGATTGGGTTGGCCTGTCCGATCAGCCCGCTCCAGGCGTTCGCCGCCGCACCGAACGCGGGATCGGCCGATCCCTGGAGGCCACGCACCGCCTGATAGGCGGCGAGTGTGTCGGGTGACTGATTGGCGACCGCCTCGCCCTGGTAAAACGGCACGGGATTCTGGTTGCTGAGCGCGACCCCCCGGTCGACCGCCTCGTGCGCGGCATTGGTCAGCCAATCAGGCAGTTGCGTGCTGGAACTGGTATCCTGGCTGCTCGTGGTGGTCTGCGAGCCGCCCTTGTTCTTAAAGCTCATGATTGGCCTCCTGGAACAAGCGGCTTATAGGCGGCGAACCAGTTCGGCTGCGGCTTCCAGCCATCTGGTTCCAGGGCACGCAGCCAACCCCGGCGTCCGGCCGCCGTCGCGCGCGTGCAGCCCTCTTCGATCGCCCATGGATCGATCTCTCGTTGCAGCGCCAGACAATCCCGCAGATCCCCCGACACCAGCCAGTAGTGGATCGCCCTGAGCCGGGGCGCGTCGTGGATCTCGGTCACCACGAACCCATCCCCATGTTCCCAGAACTGGGCCAGCCCACTTTTGACCTGTGCGACTACGTCTTCGACCGCGTGCGTATTTCCGGCAAGGAACAGCGCCTTCTGGAACCGCGCGCGTTTTTCTTCCGCCGATAAACTCATGGCCTGGGCACCACTTCAGAATGAATCGCCCCCGCGTTATCGACCGAGATTTTCCACATCGTTCCATCCGGAGACCGAAGCCCGATGAACGGCCATGCCGGCGGCGAGGTAGCCGATGCCTTGCTGTTGAGCGCGTCGGCGATGGCCGCCAGACGCTGATCGATGTCACCACTGACGGGCGCGGTGAACGGCGCGGGCGCATGACGCAATATGGCCATCAACGCCTCCCTCCCGGTTTCATATCCAACCTCGGCCGGCCGACCGAGAACGGCGCGTCCGCCGTGGCCTCGATCCGCAGCCGCACCGAGCGGCCGGACAGACGCGTGTCCATGAGCCCGCCGTGCGACACCGTGTAGAGCCCGCTGTCATTCTCCACGGCATCCCACGGCTCCTCGCGCGACAAAAAACGAAAGCCGAACGGCGCCGGCAACGCCGGATTGGCGGTCGCGTCGAAGACCACCTGCCGCACATGAAATCGATTGTTCCCCTCACCGCCATTGAGCGCGCCACTCTCGACGTAGACCTGCCCGGCGGACGCACGTGGAACACCATTGTCGGTATATCCCGACTCGTGCTGATACAACGCGCCGCCGGTGCCATCCGGCCCCGCACCCCCCAGCACGGGAAAGTCCAGCGTGCCGATCCGATCGCCCGCCGTGCGCGCCCGTTTGCCGAGCAGCCAATAGCCCGGCTGGGTCGTGTAGTTCATCGCGATGTAGCGATTGTTCTCGAAGTTACCATTCTCATCGGTCGTCGCCGTCTCATCTGGGAAATCCCACCAGAGTTCAGCGAACTGCGGGTTGGCCGAGCCGAACAGCCGCCCCGCGCCACCGGCTTTGAGGACCGAGAAGAACCAGTTTTTGACGTCGCATTGCAACGGCTGGACGTTACCGTTCCAGAACCAAAAGTTTTGTTGGCTCATCCAGGCGACAAAGCTCCCGGCGCCGGCCACCGCGCGCGGCGAGATCGGCCCGCAGCCGGTGCCGATCTGAGTGATGCCGTAGGCGTAGGGCGCGCCGACATACTGCATCAAATGCACGTCGTTGGTGGTGAACAGCATGATTCCGGCGGCCACTTTCACCGCCGTCAACGCCGCCGCGCTCGTGACCAGCTGCTTGTCGCCGGCCAGATTGGTGACATTCGGCGTCCAGACCGTCATGTCCTCTTGATCCGACCACGCGATTTTGCGTGGATCGCCATCCGAGCCATACAAAACGACATGCCGCTGATCCGTGACGATGACACCCCTGTTCTTCGTCGGCGCGTTGAGCACCTGGGTGGCGTGCACCGTTGGCGTGTTCGGGTCCCACGAATACAAATGCCCGTCCTGCGTCGGCACGACCACGAGCAGCTCGCCAAAGTTGTCCATGCTCCACCAGTCGGTGGGATGCCCGAGGATGCCAGGGGGACCGATCGGGGCGCCGGTGCCGCTGCTGATCCCGTAGACGCCGTCACCGTAGTTGCCGAGGCCGTAGCCTGACGGATAGCCCGGCGGCAGGATCGGCGGCGCGCCGGTTGGGGTGATGTCGTAAAGCTGCTGGGTGTCGAACAGGTAGGCCCAGAGATGCGTGTCGGTGCCGAACGCCGCCCAACGCTGGTATTTGTTGTCGTGCCATGTGATGGCATCACGCGGCACGTCGCCAACCGCGCTGCCCGACAGCACCGCGTTGCCGCCGATCGGCACCGTGACACCGCCGCGCCAGCGGATGTTATTGGCATCGAACCATTTATTGGGTGTCGCCTCCGAGGTCGACTGCCTGACGATACCGGGCGGCGGGAGTTGGGTTACCCGGGGCATCGCGCTTCCAGCACGGCCACGCGTGCCGCCAGTTCCTTGCAGCAGTTTACAAGAGCGAGCGTCAACGGCCCGAGATTGGTCGCCAGTTGTCCGGGCAACAGCCGTGGATCCAGCGAGCCATCCTTGGTCCCGAGCCGCTGCTCGAACACCAGTTCCGGCATCACCGCGCGCGTCTTTTGCGCCGAGACGCCAAAATAGGTCACGCCATCGGCCCTGGTGCCGCCCTGGCCGTTGTATTCGTAGGCGATCGGCTCCAGCGCCAGCACCTGCGCGAGGCCGCCGGCGTAGGGCCGCGCATTGCGTTTCACCCGGTCATCGGATGAGGCGCTCCACGGCCCGCCGCCCGGTTTCGCGCCGTTACCAAGGATCTCGAAGTTGCCGTTGTAGTCCAGCGTCATTACGACGCGGTTATTGTTCCAGTATCGCACCGCCGTCGTCTCGTGCCATGTGTCGGTGCAGCCGTCCTGCCATTGCCACACCCGGTCCGGCGCGTTGCGGTAAGCGATCCAGTTGGTGACGGCGGGATAGCCGAACAGGACATTGTTGGCGCCGATACTGTTCGCGTTGATCGAGCCGGACACACCGAGATTGCCGCTGACCGAGGCCTGACCGTTGACCACGAGGTTGCCGGAAATGGTCCCGCCAGTAAGTGGCAATGATGGCGATGTCGAGCCGCCGCCGGTTCCCGCGAGGCTGTGGAGATAGCCGTCGAGCGCGGTCCAGTTCGAGTTAGTGAGGCTACCCCAGGAATCCTGGCTGCCGCCAATCGTTGGTAAATTGAAATGATAATTGGAAGTGATACTACCTGACACAGGCCGCACTCCATGTTATTAACGGAGTAGCGACAGTGCCGAAAACACTGTCGCCACCCCTGACCACGACCCCTGATGTGAGCAAGGACCGGAGCTGATGGCATATAAGGACAAAGCAACTCGGAACGCTAACGAGCGAGCGAAACGCGCGGCCAATCCGGAAAAATCGCGAGCTTATTCCAAGGCCTGGAACGCGAAGAACCCGGAAAAAGTCCGCGCTAAATTCAGAAAGTGGGCCGTGGCAAATCGCGATAAAGCTCATGCCCAGCAAGCTCGCTGGCGGGAAACAAATCTGGAAAGAAAGCAGGCAAGAAACTGGGCTTACCTGAAAAAGAATGCCCTCGCCGGACGTCCCAGAACTGAGTTCTGCGAGGCTTGTGGCAGACCTCCTGACCATCGAGGCATTGTATTCGATCATTGTCATGTCAAAGGACATTTCCGAGGATGGTTATGCCACAAGTGCAACGCGACGTTGGGATTCATGGATGACAACCCGATGATGCTGCGCCAACTTGCCGCATACGTTGAACGTAATCGGGAGAACACATCGCCGCAGCTAGCATTGGTCGGCATTTAAAGAACTCCTGCCGGCGGATGATTTGCGTCATTGGTGATGCCAGCAGCCGCGTCGGATGAATCGTCCGTGACGGCCACGTAGTAAGTTCCTGCCCTGTCGAGAGGGGTCCGGATATGCCAGCCACCAATCCCCGACGTGCGATTGTAGC